TACTTTGCCGCTTTTGCTTACGATTTTGACCTGCTTGTTATAATACTGCTTCAGGTTCATTTTGGTGTCTCCTTTTGCGGCACAAGATGTCAAGGCAAGCTGCCAAGAATTGATTCGCACAGAAGCCCTTCTTTTGTCGGATGATAGTTTTTATCGAATCCGCTTCTCTGCAAATATGCCGAAACGGTTTCCTCTATCGTGATGTAATCCTCATCGGATAAATCAGCGAAGTTGACTGATATACCGATTTTTTTCATGAACTTCAATTGGTCGTCGGAAAACATATCAGTCACCCCTCGTATGTTTCCCAACGCAGAACAAGATGACCGTCCTTTTCTTCCCACTCGATGCACCCAAAGTAATCATCCGATTTTTCCGTAACCCCTTCCGGCAAAAGCCAGCCCCACACATCATCCGGCGCCATACCGTCAATCAGGTGGTCGCTTTCGCGCCCATCATACCCTTGTTCGACAAAATGGCACTTCCTTTCGCTCGCCCATTGCTGGATGAAGTGAAAGAAACGCTGGTCTGCGTCCATCATTTGATTCGCCTCCCGTTCTGAACGCGCTGATTCTCAATTCCGTCTTTCATTGTCGTGATATATTCGCCGTCATCCGCCACAAGAACTACATCTCGCCCCAGTATGAAAGCGTTCACTTCAACCGTGCGTTTTCCTGTTTGGGGGTCATTTTGCCATTGAACACGGCGAATTTCTTGCGGGTCGCGCTGTATTTTCTGTGTAATCTCGACAAACTTAATGCGGTCATCCGGTTTAGAAGGGTTCAGCCCCCATTCTTGCATATGTTTTCCGGCTTTATGACCCAGCTGTTTGTCTGTAATGATAATAACACTTTCTTGCTGTTTTTTCAAGACCTCTGTTGTTCGCAGATACTTCTCCTCAAACTCCCTGAACCCCTCCGTCTTGTCCAGCCCGAAGAACTTCGCCCTGTCCTTCATGGTCTGCAACTCGTCCGCATCCAGCGCCCATTTCGCCCGCGTCAGCGCCACGCACCGGCAGTTGCAGTCCTCTTCCGGGCGCCCGAATGCGCCGGGGTACTCCGCTTTCTTGCCGTCTATCTCGAACGGCTCGCCGACTTCGCGAATCTGCCCGTCAAGGATGCGGTGATCCGTGCGCGTGTTGCCGTCCAGCACTGCATCCCACTGCTTGACGACTTGGCAGCCTTGACCCTTGGCGGCGTTGCGTGCGTCATCGGCGGATTGCTGCTGAATGCGGTGTCCTTCGGTGCGGACGATGGTCTTCGCGCGTTTGAGCGGAATGCCGGAAGAAATCTGCACCTGACGTGCAATCATGTTGTAGTCGCTGCCGATGGAGATGCCGATGGAAATTTCCCGGCGGATGGTCTTCTTCAGCTTCTGCATATCCACGCCAAGTTCACCATATAGCCGCCCGCTGAGCTTGCTGTCCGTGCGGACGGCGCGGGTGACGGCGCGCTGGTCAATGGGGGCGAGAATCGGCATTCCCTGCTTGTGCAGGCTGTACATTGTGCCGACGTAGCCGTGCTGATAGCTGCGCGTCAGGTATTCTTCGATGGTCTGATTGCTTTTCTTGTGCAGTTCGTCCAGCGCGGCGTTGATTTGGGCTTTCATCGCCTCCTGATAACGCTTCTGGTAGATTTTCGATTGCGTCATTTCGTCGCTTTCGAGGATGCGAATGTGGTTGTCGATGCGCCGAATCGCCCGCTGGTACGCCTTTTCCAGTGCCTTGATGGTCTCCTGCTCATCATCCAGCATGGCTTGCAGGGCTTCCTTCTCGCTCTTGCGCATTCACATCACCCCGCGTCATCCTCTTCCGCCGGAACGTCCGCCAGCACCACGTCCGCCGCGCCGTCGTCTGATTTCGTCCGCCCGCGAATCGTCTTGTAGTCCAGTTCCAGCACGTCGCAGATGTTTTCCAGCAGCGTTTCGTCATCCAGCACGTCCGCAAGCGTCATCAGCGTGTTCACCTGCGCCTGCTGCTTCTGCGCGTCCGTCAGCTCAATCTGCGCGTTGTCCAGCGCGTTCGCCATCACCTCGCGCCGGAAGTCGAAATACACGTCCTGCATCTGGTAGTCCGTGCCGCCGGATTCGTTGATTTCCGCCAAGACGATTTTCAGCAGCTTGCGCATGAACTGCTTCAAGCGGATTTCCAGCTTGTTGCACTTGAGGTCAAGCAGCGCATAGCGGCTCTTGATGACGATGTTCGTCACGTTGCCGTCGCCGACCTGCGCGGCGTTAAAGCCCATGCCGAAGCGGTAGATGTTTTTCTCGTCCAGTTCCAGCTTCGTCTGGCGCGCCTGATAGGGAATGTCAATCGTGCGGATCTCCACGTCGCCGCCGGAATCCGGGATGCCGATGTGCTTTTTCGCCCGGATGTTCGTCATCAGCTCATCGAGGTTGTCGCCCTCAAAGCCCTTGACGACGTAGAGGACTTCGTTCGCGTCCTGAATGTTGTTGGATAGCCCACAGGACATGAGGTCGTAGTCGTCAATCAGCCCCTTGATGGTTTTCAGCCCCGAAAACTGCTTTGACCCGTTGTCCAGGCGGAAGAAGGGGATGAAGCCGAAGCCGTCAAAGTAGGTGCTTTCGTCGCCGGGCTTGCGCCAAATGGTGTGCGGGCGCGGGTTCAGCGGTGTGGATTCATCCGGCACAATCTCGCCCTCGTTCACCTGGCAGAAGAAGTGCGTCTGCTTTTTGTCCCACACCTGAATGCGCTTGATGGCTTTGTTGTCCTTGCCGATGCGGTCGATGTACCAGTAGATGACGTACTCGCAGCCGTCGTCCGTATCCTTTGCCCGCACTTCCACCACGCCGAGGCCGTCCGCCGCCTGAAAGCGCGTGCGGCCGTCCGCATCCTTGTAGGCGTACATGTACTCGAAGCCCTTCGCCACCGCGCCCGTGATGACCTCGTAGAGTTCAGCGGTGAAATCCTCGTCGAAATAGTCCTCCAGCGCCTTTTGAAGCTCCGGAATGTCCGACCGCACGAACGCTTCCTGCCCGGACAGCATGTACTGCGCCTCTTGGTCTACCAGCTCGGTGAAGAACGGGTGGCTGATTTTGATGTTCGAGCGGTTCTTGTCCTCCTGCGGCGTGCCGTCGGCGTTGATGAAGAACAGGCGGTAATTGCGGATGTCGTGGTCGCCCTCGTAGTAGCGCTGGCCCTGCCGCGCAAGCTGCTTGCGGGTGGATGCGCTGTCACTGTCGATGAATGTGCGGATTTCCGCGGGGGATAACATAGGGATACGCCTCCTCGGTGGTGAATTTGGGGGTCAAAAAAAGCACCGGGCGGAACGCTGTCATTTTGCCGCTTTCCGGCGTCTGTAGGTTGCCGCCAGCCCCGCGCCGCCGCTCACGCTGATGACGGTCGTCGGGGCATAGGTAGTCAGCGTCTTGTAGGCTGCGACTTCGTCCGCAGAAATGTCGGTTTCCACCGGTGTAGCAAGCGCAGCCCAAATAAAAACGTCATTCTCGTCCAAAAACTGCTTAAAGTCATCGAGGGTCGTCGTGCCTTTTTCGGCGAATGCAAAGCCGACAAGGTTATTATGATTGGCAATCGCCCCGCCGACCGTTTCAGAGCCAAGAGCGGTGGAAAAGTGTGTGCAGAGCACGTTCGACGTGTATGTGCCGTTGAACCAAGCGAAGTAGCGGTCAACCTCGCGCCCTGCCGTCTGCCAATTGAGCGACGATGTTACCTTGATTTTCCGGATACGCTGCACCCGCACGCCGCGCGCCAAATCCACCTCGTCGCAGACCCACTGCTGCCCGTTTTCGTCCGTGTAGTTCCCGCCGGAGGAAACCGGGATGCCCGGCAGCGCGTTCGGCGTTTGCAGCGTCAGCGTCTGCGAATTGTTCGCGCCGTCCGACACCGTGACCGTCACCGTTCCGCCGTCACCCGCGCTGACAATCGGCACGGGCGCAGTCGGGAGCGGCACGCCGTTCTGCGTGCTTTTGCCGTACACATGCAGTGTGCCAAACGGCTTCCCACCGATGCACTCCGTCAGCGTCAGCGGATTGCCGGAAAGCGTCGCGTCCTCGCCGCTGGTCACGTCCTCGTATAGCTTGCGGATGAACGCGCCATAGAGGCGGTCGTCGCGCTTCACACCCATCTTGGCGGCAATGTCATCCAGCACGTCGCCCAGCAGCCGCCCTTGTGTCTGGATGCCCAGCCCTGCCGCCAGCGCGTCCAGCTTGCCGCGGAAGCTGACCTTCTCGCAGGGGATGGCGTACTGCGCAAGAATCGCCGTCAGTCTTTCTCCGTCTGTCATTCGTGTCATCCTCTCGTTAGTACGCCCATTTCTTGTTGATGATGTGTTTTTCCAGCGCGTACCGCATGGCGTCCATCAGGTGGTTGAAGTCGTCAATGGGGCCATCGAGCATCTTGCCGAACTTATCTTTGTCCCATGTGTAATTGCTGATTTCCGTTATGAAATTCGTGCAGCGCGGGTGGATGATGATTTCGAGATTTTGAATCCACTGGATGCCGCTGCGGATGCTGTCCGCGCCTTTCGCCGCGCTGTGTACGCGCAAGCCCATGCAGCGCAGCTCAGCAATGGATTTCGGCTCGGCGCCGTCGGCGGTGATGCTCACTTTGCCGTAGCCCATCGCCGTCACGCGCTTGGCAATCATGTCGTTCGTCAGCCCACGTTCGTACAGCTCGTCAAAGACGTACAGGCGGCGCGCCGGAATGTCCAGCAATCCGCAGAAGAGCGCCGTCGGGTCGTTGGTGAAGCCGAAGTCCAAGCCGAACACGGATTCCAGCTTGCCCGTCCGGCTGATTTCCGCCGGGTCGAACGGCGCTTCCTTCCAGTTCTCGTAGATGAGCCCGTCCACAATGCCCCACTCACCAAGCCCGGCGACATTGTAGCGGCGCGGGTTCGTCGCCTTCATCCGCTCAAATAGGCGCAAATCCTGCTTGTCCAGCCACTCGTTGCACTGGTAGTTCGTTGTGATGGCGAGGATGTCCGGGTCTTCTACGTCGAAAAAGCGCGCTTTCAGCCAGTGCTTCTGATTCCACGGGTTGAACGTCAGCGTGATTTGCTTGAACAGCGGCGGTGCGCATTCGCCGCGGATGGATTCATCCAGCGTGTTGAAGTCGCTCTCGTTCATAATTTCGTAGGCTTCTTCAATCCACACCCAGCACAGCACGCCGCTCTGCGCGGTGATGGAGGTCAATTTCAATGGATCATCCATGCCGCGAAAATAGATTTTCTGACCTGTCGGCTTGTAGGTGATTTCCAGCGGGCTTTCCTTCCAGCTCCAGAACGCCTCCACTTGCAGGCGGTGAATCGCCCAGAGAAGCTGCGTGAAGCAGCTGTCGCGCAAGGTGCGGTACGTTTTGCGGATGACCAGCAGGTTTGCGCCGGGGTACTTCATCATCCGATAGATGAAATTCAGCGCCGTCGTGGTGCTTTTCTTGCTTGCGCGGCTGCCTTTGCACACGCGGTAGCGCCCCGTGAAGCGCCAGAACGCGCCGTAGCCGCGCCCGACGACATCCGGCAGGTAGATTCGCGGCTGATTAGTCGTCAAGCGCATCCTCTCCCGCCAGAATCACCGGCAGGCTGCCCGACACATCCACCCTGTCCGTGAACAGCCCGTAGCGCTTGCCCAGCAGCTCCGCCGCCTTGTTCGCGTCGCACAGCCGCGCCGGAATCTCGACGACCTTCGGTTCTTCCTTCTTCGTTGTGCGCCGGGTGGGCTTGCTGCCGCCCTCGCCGGGGATGACTTCCGTCTTCTCCTCCATGCACGTCACGACGACAGACTCCTTCATCTCCCGGCGCATCACCGCCGTCAGGTATTTCAGCACTTCGTCCTGCTTGGCAATCAGCGCATCTTCCTTTTCGTCCATGCGCTTTTTGATGTTTTCAGCAACCTTAGGTTTTGTGAGGTTTTCTGCCGCAATCGCCGCCGCTGTTTTCGGGGAATATCCGGCGCGGATGGCGGCTTGCGTCGCGTTCAGGTCGATGAGGTACTCGTCGCAGAAGCGGCGCTGTTTCTCGGTCAGTCCAGCCAAGTCCACCATCCTTTCTGGAATGCGGAATTGCGCCTCCACACGCGGGGCGCAGCGAATTTGGGGCACAAAAATACCCGGCGGAGACTGGCGCGTCCGTCGGGTGAGGTGATTGGAGGTTTCCATGTGCAGTATAGCATGAGTGGGGTATGAAATACTATGATATTCTATGCACACATCTGCAGTAATGGCAAGAAAAAAATCGCCGCAAGCTGGAACTTGCAGCGATTGTCCTGCTGGTTATCCTATTTCTTTCAACCCACGCTCCCACGCAGGGAGCGACTAAAAGAAAAGCACACAAGCCGAACGGCTCATTTATTTCAATCCACACTCTCCGCGAAGAGAGCGACAGCGAGCATTTACATACTTCACCTCCTGATTGTAACATATGCAGGGCAGGAAGTCAAGCAAGCGACAAGCGTTCACGGTTTCATTTCATGCAGATTGAGCGAAAAATCGTGAAAATCTTCGTTTCGTCTCTTGACACAATATGTTTATTGCGGCACAATAGTACATGAAAGGAGTGTCATCATCATGTGCTACAACCCGTCTAATCCCCCTGTCGAAAGCATCCCCGCCCTCATCAAGAGCAAGCGCAAGGAGTGCGGACTGACCCAGCGCGCCCTTGGTGAAATGTGCGGCTACACCGGCGCAAGCGCTGAACGTGTCGTGCAGCTGTGGGAGTACGGCAAGCAGTCCGTGCCGCTGGAGCGGATGCGCACTGTTGCCGCTGCGCTGGAAATCCCGGTGGATTTGCTCGTGCCGTGAGCCTCCACCGGGCGAAAAGTTCCCCTCAAGTTGGAAGAACACGCGGATTCCGGCAAGGCTACGGAAGAAAACGCGTAAGCGCGGGTCGCTCCCCGCGTGGGGGCTGGATTGAAAAATATCACACACTGTTGCCAATGTCGTATACCCATAGTCGCTCCCCGTGTGGGGAGCGTGGATTGAAACTCACCTCCACGCCGCATCAAGCGTCTTTTTCCGCGTCCAGCACCTTTTGAAACGCCTCCAGCGCCTGCCCGTGCAGGGAGCAGACGTGTCGCCACGAGTAGTTCATCTCGCAGGAAATCTTCTCGAACGTCTCAAACAGCAGATACCGCCGGAAAAGCACCGCGTAATACCGCCGGTCGGTCAATTTGCCCAGCTTCGCCGCAATGTCGCGCTTCTTGTCCACCAGGCGGTCAATATCCCGGTTGATTTCGGCTTTCAGGTCAACGATTCTCGCCACCGCGTCCGCCAGACGATCCGGCGCGCCGCCGCCCCCAGACACGCCGTCTTCCCGCAGGATGGGCGTGACGCGCGTCGCCATGTCCTGCAATCGCGCCGCGTCCGCCAGCTTGCAGGTGATCCGCTCGTCGAGAAAACGCACCTGCGACAGATACTCTTTTGCCCGCATCGTCCGCCCCTCCTGAATCGCCTGTCAGCACCGCCAGCCGCCATTTCGCTTTTTCGGCGGCACCTTCGGCGAATTTTCGGCATTCTCCACCGTCTCCGGCGGATTCTTCGGGGCGTTCTCCGGCATATCTGACGCATTCGGCGGATTCTCTCCCGCGACGCGCTGGGCTTCGAGCAGATAGTCATCGCCGCGCTGGGAATACGCCGCGTCCTTCGCTTGTCCCATGCCGTACACAGGAATTTTGCGCACCCGGCAGTCATCCGCCGTCGCCGCCTTGCGCAGGGCGCAGATCGCCGCGTCCACCGCCTCCAGCTCGCGGAAATTCACCGCCAGCATGTGCTTGCGAAGCCAAGTCAGACCGTCCAGCGCGTAGGATTTTTCCGCCAGCGTCAGCGCCGTGCAGGGGTAGAGCGGGTCGGTGCAGGGGGATTGGTTGCTCATGTTGCTTGTCCTCCACGGTTCAGTGCTGCTTCCAGCCGATTGGCGATTTCCATCGCCGCGTCACGGAAGCGCACGTTGTAGCTCTGCGGAACGTAATACGGGCAATCCGGGCAGCGTTGATGCTCGCGGCAGACCGCGTTCGCACTGCCCATGCACCGGAAGTAGCGAATCAGCTGCTCCGTTGTCATGTCGCTTGCTTGCATCAGCCGTCCGCCCCTTCCTCGCTGTCCTCCGGCAGGCGCTGATGGCGGCGGCGCATCTGTGCCAGCGCCTGCTGTGCTTTTTCGCGGTCGCCGGGCTGTCTGCCCTCCACCACGTCGCGCAGATAGGCGTATTCGCCCACCTCGTCCGCCGTCCGAACGCCCGCATAGTGCCAGTCTTGCAGGAGCGTCAGCACATACGCCGTCGGGGACTTCGCGCCCGTCGCGGCGGCGCACCGGACGGCTTCGCGCAGCACTGTCAGCGGCATTTGCAGCACATCCGCCGCGGTGGAGAGCCGCTGCACCTGCGCCGGGGTGGGCAGCGCACCGAAATCAGACCGCCAGATGGCGGCGATTTGCTTATCGCGCGCGCGCCCGCCCGTACACGCGCGTTCCGCTTCGGTGTATTCCTCATTCTCTTCTTCTGGGTAACCCGTTTTCCCTGTTTGGTATTCTCTTTCCGTATAGTTTGGTACTATGTTACCGTTGTTACCCCCTATGTTATTATCGTAGTTACTCCCCATGTTATTATTGTAGTTACTTCGATTTTCGCAGTAACTTTGCATTTTCTCCGCTTTGCCGGGGGAATCGGGCGGAAATTCGGGGGAGAAGAAATTGATTTTGTAGGCGGGGGCGCGTTTGTTCCTGCTGCCGGGGATGAAGTCAATTAAGCCGCGCTGCTTGAGGCTGTTCCGCGCCATGATGACGGCACCTAACTGCATGGGGCAGAGTGCGAGAAGCCGGTCATTCGCAATGCGGATGAACCCCTCCGGCCAGATGTTCCCTTGTGCGCGTCCGTTGATGATGTGCATCAGCGCATACCACACAAGGCGTTCTCCGGACGAAAGTCCTTCATCAGACGCATATTCGATGAACCGCATATGTTCCCGCACATAGTTGACAATCGGCATGGTGCTGCCCCCCCTTATTCTTCGCCGCCGGGCGTATCGAGGCTGCTATCGAGGCTGCTGCCAAAGCTGTCATCCAGGCTGTAGCGCAGTACGTTGCACGTTTCCCCGTGGCGGTTTGTGACCTTCGCCCAGTCCCGGCGGATGGGGACACCCGCCTTCTTCAGCTCGCTGATGCGGCCTGCAAGGCGCAGGATGCCGAGGTCAAGCATCGCGTCCAGCGTGGTGATTGACCCGTAGCGGCGCATGTAGTCCAGAATCCGGTCAACCTGCTTGGGGCGCTCGTTCCGGCCGCTCATTTTCCGTTTCCTCCAGCTTCCGCGCGGTCGTCTCGTCCTTGAAGACGCAGGCGTGGAATCCACAAGTCTTGCACCGAATCCACAGCGCATCCGCCCGTACATACGGCGATTGATGGATGGCGGGCATGCTGCACAGCGGGCAGAGCGCCAATTTCGAGCGGTCGATGGTCGTCAGCATCGCTTACACCTCCACTTCCTGAATGCGGATGCCGTAGCGGTACAGCATCAGCTTGCGCTTCATCAGGTATGCCTTCGTCCGTATCCCTTTCACGTCCTCGACGACGGTATAGCCGTCCGCGCCCGCATAGACGAAATCGGCGACGTAGTAGCAAGCGCGTTCAAGCACGTTGCCGTCTTCGTCCCGCTGAACGGGAATCAGCTCATAGCGCACCTGACGCTGCAAGTCGCTGATTGCGCCCGCCTGCGCCAGCAGGCAGAGGTCGCGATACCGCTGATATTCCGCCCGACTGTCGAAGGTTGCGCCGTTGATGGTGATTTTCTCGTTGCCGTACTTGGCGCGCTTGTCCGCCTGCTGCTGGAGATTGAGCGCTTCGGCGAGCGTCACGGGAGTCACTGGATTAGAAGGGAGTTTCAACGCCCGTCACCTCCTCCAGCGATTCCGGGAAGTCCCGGTCGTCGTCCGGTTCTTCCTGCTTCTTGCGGGGCGCGTCGCAGAACTCCTGCTGGCTGACGACGACCTCCACCATCGTCTGCGGCGCACCGTCCTTCTCGTACCTGCTCACTTCCAGCGAACCGCGCACGGCGACGCGCTGACCCTTGCGCAGGTACTTGGCAGCGAAATCAGCGCTCTTGCCGAACGCTTTGCAGCGGATGAAGTCGGTGATTTGCTGTTCGCCCGCCCGGCAGCGCGGGATGGCGAGGGTGTAACGCGCGACGCTCGTACCCGTGCCGCTGGTCACGCCGATGATGGGATCAGCGGTCAGGCGGCCGATGCCGAAGAATACGTTCATGGGGAAACCTCCTTGCGAAATGTGCTGCGAATATGCTACAATAGTGCCGAAAGGTGGTGAATTTTATGTACGATGACAAAGAATTGTTGGAAGCCGTCGCGGAAGCGAGAGCGATTGCCACAGGGGAAATCAAGACGCGCGTCTATCACACTGTGCAGGAGCTGATAGACGAGCTGACAGCCGAAGCCGATGCGGAAGAAGAAGCAGAACGCGGCGGCAAGAAGGATGCTGCACAGACTACTTTTTCGGAATCAGCGCCAGCGCAAGCACCGTCGCGCAGATAATCAGGGTAATCAGAACGCCGTCGGACATATCCTCCACCTCCGTTACAGCACGCGCAGGTCGCTGTCCACCAGCTCATAGAGCCGCCCCAGCACCTCAAAGCGGATGTATTGCATCGTGCCTTCATGGGGCTGTGCGCCGTCCGGGGTGCGCACAGCGAACGACATCACCAGCACCGGGCGGCGGTCGTAGTTGGTAACGCCGTCCTCGCAGCGGATGTCGCCGTGGCGGTTACGTTCCAGCGGCTTCTCCGTCGTCACGATGGTGATGCGCTCCCGCTGGAAGCCACACCACGATGCGACCAGATCCGCCGCCTCGATTTCGTCCAGCCGCCGCGCCATGCCGCACGCGCAAGTGTCCGCATAGGTGCTGTATTCGCGGTTGGTGATGCCGGGGAAGTACGTTTCCCACTCCTGCTCGTGCTCCAAACGCTTCTCCAGCGCCTTGGCACGCTCACGGTAGAAGCTGCTCTTGTCAGCCATCAGGCATCCTCCTTCCGCCGGAACAGGCGGGCGAAAATGCCCTGCTTGTGTTTGTCGCTCTCATCAAGCGCATCACGAATCGCGCCACGAATCGCATCGCGGAAGCCAGTCGCCAGCAGTGCGCGGGCAAGCCGCTTCGCGTCGCCGTTAATCATCAGCTTACCGCGAATAATCTTCCCGTCGTCCTGCGGATGCGTCAGCGCCAGCACGAGCACCTCGTCCGCGTAGGCGCTTTCCTGCGCGGAGTCGGTGGAATCCGGGTCGTGCGTCTGGATCACGACACAGTAGGGGTGGTCAGCAAAGCCCATCAGAAATTCCTCCTTCTCATCTCGGAGGCTGCCCCCGCGCGGCACATCATGGCGGTCATGCCGGGGGTGACGGGAGACGGCTGCTGCGCCATGGCAGCGCGAATCTCCCGGCGCTTCTGGCGCGATGCCGTGCGGCAGTCCAGGGAAACCAGCAGTTCGGTGAGGGCGCGGATTGCCGCCGGGATGCCAATCAGCGTGGCAAATGCGGCGAGAAGTGCCATCTCGAAACTCATGGGGGAAGCCTCCTTGTCGTTTACTCGTTATCGTCATCGTTATCGTCGTCGTCCGGGAAATCGTCGTCGGGGTGGAGAACGTGCGATTCTTCAATCAAGTCCACGTCGCCGTCGGGCGTGGTCATCTCGAAGCACTTCTCGACTGCAAAGTTCTGCTCGTCCACGCGCAGGACGTAGCCGGCGTGCAGGGCGAAATCGTGGGCGCGCTCCTCGGTGTCGAAGAGCATCGCCTTGTCGAGGTCAGCAGTCAGGTCAATGCCGCCCTGGGACAGGCGGGTGAAGTACAGGCACAGGACGTCCGCGACGCGGATCTGAACGACGTAGCCGATGGGGGTCAGGCTCATTGCGTCACACCTCCACCCCGTCGGGGTCATACTCGTCCGGGTCATGCAGCCCGGTGTCCTCCAGCTGGTCAAGCATATCGTCGAGCGTGGACATGTCCTCGCGCAGCTTGCGGTAGACCGCCATGGCAACGTAGCTGTTCGGCTGCTCCGGCAGACTTTCCAGCGCCGCGTGCATCTGCGCGTACAGCTGGATGTAGACGTGCCGCGCGCCGAGGTGGCTCATCAGCTTGCCCATGTGTTCGCCCGGGGAGTACATCTCTTCCAGGTACGCCAGCTGACGTGCACGCCACGTCGTGATGGTCATCTTCTCGCCAATGGTCATGGGGAAACCTCCTTTTTTGTAGTTCCCACTAAGGGAGTGTAAACTGCCAATCACTGCTGCCCCTGAACGTACTGCGCAAACTTCTTGGCGAAGATGCCAGATACGTCGGTCAGAAGCTCTTCTTCGCCTGCGCTGAACAGCTTGTCTTGCGGCTCGTCCGGCGCGGCTTCGACGATGATGTAGAGCGGTTGCGCGGGCAGGAAAGAGCCGTCCGGCGCACGAAGCGCCGTCTGCCCGATTTGCACAAGCCGTTCGGTGGGTTTCAGGTCGCGGGACATGGGGACACCTCCTTATTTCGGGAAAAAACTTTTTTCCAGCCGCTGCATCCGCCGGGCAAGGGCATCCGCTTTCAGCACCACGTCGTGCGGAACCTTGGAAAGCGGCATGCCTTCATACGGCGAGACGAGCGCCATAAGCTCCTTTGACAGCTTGCTGTGCTGCGCCATCGCTTCGTCTTCTTTGCGCCACTTCGCCTCCTGCCGCTTGTCTGCGACGCTAATCAGCGCCCAATTCAGCCTGTACTCGTCGGTGCAGGCGTTGTTGATGCAGTAGATGAGCTCGTCCTTCGTCAGGTCTTTCAGGCTGCGGATGCCGACTTCCGGGGAAAGCCTGAGATTGCTGGGATGCTGTTGCGTCATGGGGCACCTCCGGATATTACACAAGCTGCCGCCACGCTAATGCTACCGCGGGCAGCTGTGCTGCCCCGTGCGCCTGTCGTGCTCACGAAACGCGCAGTGCTCGCGTTTCTGGAGTGCGGCGAACGCAGCCACCAGTAATGGGGAAAGCCTGCCGCGTCCTTCTTTCGCCTGCTTTTGCTGCCCGTAAAGAACGGATATGCTGCGCCTTCGTCGCGCACACAGCCATCAACAGGAAATCCGACTTCTGTGCAGGAAAGCAAGAACAGCTTGTCCGCCGTGGTTTCGGGCTTGCCGCCCTCCGAATCGACCGTGTACGTTGTCTTTTCGACTTCCAGCATTGCCGCGCGGTCTGCTTCGGAAAAGCCGCTTAGAAAGCTCGTGTTCAGCACATTGCGGATTGTCGAAGAAGGATAATGCGCATGTCCGCACGGGAAGGCTTCACTTTCCTCGTCATAGATGAACCCGCAGTCAATGACATTGTGCATCAGCAGAGTCAGCGTCGGCACTTTTGCGCCGCTGACAGGCATATCGACATTGATGCCGATAACGTCCCAAGCGACTGCGCCGAAAAACTCATGATGATTGATGATGAGATCGCCGACGTGGAACAGGTTAATCTCACCTGCGGCAAGCATCTGCTTCACATCCGCAAAGGGCATTTTGAAGGCGGTGTTCCGCACGATCTTTTCCTCCACGTCGATGCTTTCAGCATCATCGGCAAGTTCTTCGAGTCCGTCCCGAATGTCGTTGATTCGCTCCAATAGCTCCTCTTTGGTCATGGCTTGATGGCACCTCCTGCAATCGCATTTATGCGACATTTGCACTAAAAAAAATTTCCGCTGCCTCTGCCGCCGAAAGTGCCAGCGCTTCCGATACACGGCGCACTTCACCAATAGAAAAGTCATCCGGCTTCGCCAAACGGCGATATACAAGCGCACGAGACAGCCCGGTTTCGCGCGCCAGCTCATCAACGCCGATGCCGCGAGCTACCATTGCAGCCTTCAGCTTACGAACATCCATTGTGTTTCCTCCTAACTTGTCGCATCTTTGCGACTTTTCATCTAAGAGTATAGCGCACTCCGCCAACGTTGTCAATAGTAAAATCGCACATTCGCGAAATTTTCTGCTATCGTGCAATTTCCATTGCATATTTGCGACGTTTGTGCTATACTTGCCAAACAGGAGGTGAGCATGTGAGCAAAACGAGCGAACGAATCAAAGCGCTCCGCTTACAATCCGGATTATCCGCAGATGAGCTTGGACAGCGCATCGGGAAAAACCGTGCAACAGTATACCGATATGAAAGCGACGACATAGAGAATATGCCCGTGAGCATTCTCCAGCCGCTTTCCGATGCCCTCCACACTACACCGGAGTACCTGATGGGCTGGACAGACGAAGTCTCTCCGCCGTCTTCTGGTTCTTCCACGATTGAACGCTATGTGTCCGCCTATGCCGCCGCCGACCCCATCTATCAGCAGGTGGCGCTGGAACTGCTGGAAAGTCACCCGAAAAAATCATCAGAAGAAATAAAATAAGCCCCCCTGCGCATCAGCAGAGGGGAAAAGTACAGCGAATAGGAGGTATTCCATTATGGCACGTCGCCGTCATTATTTTCATCATCGCCGCCGTGGCTTCTCGTGGAAGCGCGCGCTGGGCATCACGTCCGCGAAGCAGCGTTTCGCCCGCTGGACAGGTGTCCCGACGACTCGTAGTGGGCGGCGGGCAAAAATGAAACGCATGACCGGGTGCAGCGGGTGTCTGGTCGAGGTGCTGGGCGTTGCGGCGCTCGTGGTCGGCGTGCTGGTGCTTCTATTGTAAGTCAGTTGACAAAAGTGCAGAAAATCTGAAAAGCAGTTGCGGCACGGCGTGTCAACCAGATTACCACCGCCGCGTTTTTTTGTAAACCAAAAGTCTTGTCTTTGCGCTCGGCACTTTCTTCCCGCGCGCCATCCGCACACCTGATTCCAGCGGGCTTCCACCGCTGTACCTGCATCCGCCGCAAGACTTTCTCCACAGGCTATCCGTATATGATGCTCCTGAAAGGAGAATGCAC